CTAAGTTTGACTCGCTTGACATTGCAGAGGAGGTCATGCGCCTGACCCGTGTGGTGTGGGACTGTGTGGCAGAGTGCTGCAGGACCAAGACATTTAGCCCTTTATTGGGCATGTCCTCCAAGATTGTCAAAGTGGAGGTCGAGCAAGCGTATTTGACCGCCCACATGGAGTGGTTCATGTTAGGCTCGTTGGAGCGCATGGAGAGCACCAAGACAATTGACGAGTCGGATGAGACATTTGCTGTGCGAGTTGAGAAGCAGAAGGCTGTGGTGCTTGGGATGCACGCATCTGCCTTTGTGCCGGCTGAGCGTCTTGCATTGTCGCGTATGCTCAAGGAACTATCGCACATGGAGGCGCGGATTAGAGAGCGTTGCACACGCGGATCGATGCGCAAGGAGCCATTCACCATCAAGCTGGATGGCTCTACGGGAGTTGGAAAATCCTCCATCACGGTCAAGATGGCCCGTGACATTCTCAGGATCCAAGGGGAGCCATCTGGCGACGACTTTGTTGCTGTGGTCAGTGCCACTAGTAAGTACATGGACACAGTGACCAACCACACCAAGGCGATCATCATGGATGATGTCAAGGCAATCAAAACAGAGCATTGCAAGGACAATAATGAGTCTCAAACAATTATTGAGATTCGCAACGTGATGATGACTCCGGTGTCCAAGGCTGCTGTCGATGAGAAGGGAGGTACATTCATCAATGCCTCGGTGTTCATCATGAGCACCAACGCCCCGCTTATGGGCGCCTTTGAGACGGCCACTGAGCCTTCTGCCACATTGCGCCGGTGCAACTTCCATGTGATGGTGACAGTCGACCCTGATTATGCGAAGGGTGGACCAAATGACCTTAAGCTGCTGGATGGACGTAAGATGGCAGAGGGCATGTACACCGAGGCACAGGACTTTGTGGTGGCCGAGTGGGTTCCATACTCGCGATCCGCTGTGCGTGGGGACAATGGGGGCTTTCGCATATTGACCCCAAAGCTCAAGTACTCCTCTCTCATGGAGTGGCTGAAGCCCCACATTTTGGAGCACGATGCTCTGCAGACGCGCATGCTTGAGGAGATGCGTGTGGATGAGAGTGACAAGCTTTGCGAGCATGGCTTCACCACAGCCAGGAGTTGTCATTACT